GCACACTCAGTTTGCTTATCAACGGACAAATACGGTGTAGGTATTTGCCATGTCATAGCTCTCATGATAGCACTCATATCCAAAGGTGCCAACCATCTCTTCTCCTCTTCTCTAAAAACAAATGTTCTCTTTAAAAAAGATACATTGTTAATATTCATAAAAGGAGTGAAACTGGCTTCCTTTTGTGCAGGTGTAAATCGCATTCCAAAATCTTCCTCAACAACTTTCTTGTAACTCAAATTGTTAAATCTATTCTTGAATCTCTCTTTAACCCCTGCAAAAACGTCATCACCATATGTCTTTGGCTTTACTCCATCAAAGAAGTTGTGCTTACTTAACTGCGGATCCTTATACCACGCATACATTAACATAATCACACCTCTAAGACTGTTTTCCTCAGCCGTGCACACTTTCCCAGACGCTTGGAGACCCGCAGCTACAAAAATATCCTGAAGCATCTCCACCCATGGAAACATTCCATCCGACAAAAGACCTTTAACCACTTTCATCGATTTTTCCGAATACCCCAGTCTCTTTAGAACTCTCTGCGCTACAGTTGCAGACGTAATTCCTACTCCAAAGGGCATACTCTGATCAAACTCACCATAGTCTCCTTCTATGAACTCGTCTGAAAAATCCAACATCTCTCTAACCAAATCATCCGCTTCGGTGTGCATGTTTATACCTATTGCTGTACCAAACAAGTCACCAAATTGAACCATAAGAGTATAAAAAGGAGACAAAAACATACGGGACAAGATCACGCCAACTAGTGGGGACATGTAAAACACTCTCGTCTTCGCAGCCTCTATCTTAGACTTTTCTCTCGCCTCATCTTTCAAGCGAGCAGAGTACACGAATTCCGCCGACAAATCATTTTCATACAAATCAATGACTTTCAAAACCTCCGCTAAAACTTCGTCACTCGCCTCTCTAACAATAAAAGAACCTTCTTTATATACTATAGGAACATGGTCTCCCTTAATTCCGCTCATTCCATATCCAGCGGACGTGGAAGCATTCATCCTGTTCATATACTCGTCATCTGAAATACCATTTATCGCTTCTTCCATAGTATTCGGAGACAAGAAAGTTATTCCTCGTTCTCTCAGGCCTTCCATGATTCTATCAGTAAGAACCTCCAGTACTACGTCCATAATATCCTCGTCAATACACGCTTTGGGAGTAGCTATCTTCCTCAAAGCTAGATTGTATGGGGATTTATATTCACCTTTGGCATTTGTGAACGGTTTCATAACAGGTGGACCAAAAACTTTGGTACTCTTGTAACTGAAAACGTCTTCAAACAACTTGGGTATTTCTGCGGCTATAGGCGTCTTCTGAACTTTAGACTTCAAGTTCATCAGAATCCTGTTACCATCATTTCCGTAATACTTAACACCGTCAAATTTCTCATACAAAAATGGGGACTTCCGTGCGGGATCATAGAACTGTAAACTCCTATTATAGTTCTCTGAGTTGATACATAGATATTTAGACTCATTCTCT